GTGGGTCAGCGACCCACCAGCATGCAGTGCATATCCACTAGCCAATAGTATTGGCTATTCCAGAGGAGCTCTTTGCTATGCCAAAACCTTTCCAAGTTAGAGAACGGGCTTATAAGCCTACGCTCTTGTGCGGCGAAACTTATCGCTTTGAAGGCGATAAAAGAATCGTTGTACGTCCTTCTGGTGAACAGAAGGAATCTTGGAAAGGTACCCAGGTTACTGGGTCGGAAGGGCACTCTTATCTACCTAAACAAGGTAGATTTGAGGGTGGCGGTCCGTTTTACACCGTTAAGATGATTAATCATCCCGGTGTGACGAACTACCATCTTGGACCTAGTAGTAACAGTCGTTACTATGATGGTCCAATGTATACGCCGTTCAAAGCTCTGACGAATGTCAGCAGGAAAACTGCTGAAGGTCATCTACCTAACAGTAGCGATCTCGACATTGCCGGTACTAAGGCAATTGCCGCATGCGCACCTTTGAACCCCGCCGCATCTCTATCTACTGGCCTCGCGGAAGCACTTCGCGAGGGCCTTCCTTCTTTGCCTGGAATACAGGCTTGGGAGAAGAAGGCATCAATCCTTAAGTCCGTTGGTTCAGAGTTTCTGAACTACGAATTCGGGATTGCTCCACTTGTTCGTGAAGTCAAGGAGGTTTCCTCCTCAATCCGCGAACGAGCAAAGTTGATGGAACAACTTGCCATCGACTCTGGTAAAGATATACGGCGTTCGTATGCCTTTCCCATTAGCAAGACCTACAGTGAAACCTCGTATGCTGCTGAATACCCAGAAGAGCCGGGTGTTCTTCAGTCTACGTGGCATGTCACTGGAGGAACGGCGCCAGTTTTAACTGCCATAACTACGACAGTTAAGAGAGTTTGGTTTTCAGGCTGTTTCCGATACGCACTTCCTAGTACCAGTAGTTCTTGGTCTAGAATGATGCGCACGAAAGAGCAAGCCGAACAGTTGCTCGGCACTGATCCAATCTCGCCCGAAGTACTTTGGGCTCTGACTCCGTGGAGCTGGGCTGTTGATTGGTTCTCTGATGCGAGTGATGTTTTACATAACCTCACTCTATTCAAAGAGGACGGTCTGGTTATGCTGTACGGTTATATCATGGAACATAATTCCGTGAAAACCGTCTACACACTTAACAAGTCGGGTTTGGTGGGGTCACCCCCACCACCTCCGCCTAGTTATACTCTTGTTGAGAGTAAGGTGCGTAGACCAGCAAACCCCTTTGGATTCGGGCTTAGCTGGGAGGACTTAAGTCCTTCCCAAATAGCTATAGCCGCTGCAGTAGGTGTTAGCCTGCTGTAGCAGATATTCTCTGCAAACCACAAGAGGCTATTCTAGCCTCAGTTAGGAGTGCGCTTAATGGCACTGACCGATCCGCAAACCACTAAAGTCGAAGGTACTACGATCACTCTGCCCCGTGTTTCTACGGGTCAGTATGCATCGGAATACCTGACTGAAGATGGAAAATATAAACTGTCTGTCTCGACTACGGAGTCTTCCGCATCGAGAAAAAGACAGTCTTATCGGATTGATCTGACGGAAATTACGGCAGATCCGTTCATTCCAACCCAGAATACGGAAGTGTCGATGTCGGCTTACATAGTCGTCGATCGACCTCCCGCTGGGTTCGCCAATGCGAAAGCAGAAGCGGTAGTAAGTGCTCTGATCGAATCACTTACTAAAGAAACGAACGCAAACCTCAAAAAGTTTCTCAGCTCTCAGAGCTAAGAACTTTTTGCGATCTATTTCCGGCGGATTACACGCGTAATATAACTTGCGTGTGTAGCCCTTGCTATCAAGCTAAGGAATGCTACCCCCGATTAGGAGGAACATTGAAAAGCCTGATTGCACTCTGGAATATGGTAGCAAATGATTACGCTACCAGATGTTGCACCAGCGCCACCAAGGACGTTAATACCGTCCTTGATCGATCAAAACACGAGGGGTTTTCGTTTTTAACGATTACCCTACCTTCCTTTGGAAAGGACTTCCAAAAAAGTCTAGACCAAGGGATCGTGTGTCGCGACTCATTCCAGGGTTTTTCCTGGCGAGCAGGTCTCCCCCAATTTCTTGGAGGTTTCCTCGACAATGTGTTTGATCGGAGTACTGGTACGTTGCTGAATGATCCATGCGTGGATTCTGTTCTTGCTGTTCGTCAGTTAACTCTGATGTTCAACAAGATCCTTCTCCCTTGCAGTGATGCTCGGGTTAAGGATGCCATGCATGGTTATATTCAATGTGAGCAGGAAGTGAAAGAGAGTGATGCAATGCTATCTTCACGTGATCGTGAAGATTTTCTTCGCATTTCCTCTCTTTTGTTTAGTAAAACGTTTTCGGCTGTAGATAGAGATATCTACTACGGAGACGTTATTCCTAAACACGGTCCGGGTGCTACTGCGGACAAAATCCGCGGTAATGGCAAGTATAACTTGCGTACCTGGACTGATCGGCTGGAGGAGGTGTTCCATTGTTCGGACCACCTTTTTCCTTCTGTTTCGCATTATGCGGAGCAGATTTCCGATGTTCACTTCCTCGAACCCGGAGATGAGATCCCTGTTAAAGTGATCTCAGTACCTAAGACGATGAAGACTCCTCGGATTATTGCGGTTGAGCCGACTTGCATGCAATATATGCAGCAAGCTGTGCTTGACCGCCTTGTTCCTCGGATTGAGAAGGATGTGAATCTTTCTCAGTTTATCGGATTCTCTGACCAAACGCCTAACCAGCGTATGGCCAGAGAAGGTTCCGTTGAAAACGGAAACCTTGCCACCCTCGATTTGAGCGAGGCATCTGATAGAGTCTCCAATCAGCTCGTTCGATTGCTTGTATCTCGATTTCCCTCACTGAATAGGGCGATCGATGCTACTCGCAGTCGGCGGGCCGACGTTCCTGGCCATGGTGTTGTTCGCCTGGCCAAGTTTGCGTCTATGGGTTCAGCTCTCTGTTTTCCCTTTGAGGCGATGGTCTTTTTGACCATCATCTTCATTGGTATAGAGAGAGAGCTCAACGTACAGTTTTCCAAGGAGTCAGAGTTATTTGACTACCTTGGCTCGGTACGTGTCTACGGGGACGATATCATTGTTCCCGATGACATGGTGCATTCCGTCGTTGGGACCCTTTCGCTTTTTGGAGCGAAGGTTGGCCCCTCCAAGTCTTTCTGGACCGGTAGGTTCAGAGAGTCTTGTGGGAAGGAGTACTTTAACGGCTTTGACGTTTCAATCGTCAAGGTCCGGCGAGTGTTTCCTTCAACGCGGAAGCACGCCCCTGAGGTAATTTCATTAGTCGAACTCCGTAACCAGCTCTATCGAGCAGGTTGCTGGGGAACGGCCAAATGGTTAGATTCAAAGATCCGGAGAATACTTCCGTATTACCCGGCAGTCTCTGAATCATCCTCAGTGCTAGGTCGTTATTCCTTTCTTGGTTATGATCAAGAGAGAATTGACGAACATCTGCATTGCCCTATGGTTAAGGGTTATGTAGTGTCATCAGTTCTGCCCAAAGATCCTTTGGACGGTACTGGTGCTTTGCTTAAGTTTTTCCTTAAGCGCAGCGCTTTGCCAAGCGCTGACAGGAAACACTTAGAGCGTGCTGGACGCCCTCGTTCCGTCAGCATCAAGGCGAGGTGGGCGAAGCCCTATTAAGGGCTTCGTGGAGCAAATAGCTCTCAGGGAGGTCATAGTAGACTGTAAAAGCCCAACCTTATTGGTTGGATTTTGCGCTCTTACTTCCAAATGGCCTGATGGTGTAGTGTCTCAAGCTACACCCGGA